GTTAACGACAATGAGATATTCTTCATTGCCGTACTTGCTCTTTCTTCGCCAGCCCCTCCTGCTATAAGACTCGCAGCCAACGCTGCAGCGTCATTCTCACCAAGACCAGCTCCCATTGCTGTAGAGCCTTCACGCACCATTACACCAGCAATCTGTTTAGCCTTAGCATTCATATTGTTGGAGAGATAGTTTGTGGCATCAGCTAAATCCAACGCCTTTTTTTGCGTTAATCCTAGAGATGCTCGCCACGTAGCAAGGGTTGAGCCAGCTTCTTCTGCAGATACATCCCATGCCACAGACATTCGAGTGGCAGAATCAGCAAATTGTAAAAGCTGGTCTTTCTCGATACCTGATTGACCAGCGGCGGTAACGATTTGAGCAATACCAGTGGGATCGACCCCAAGAGTTCCTGCCAGTTGCAACATCTGGCGCTTATATTGCTCAGCTTCTTTTGTAGAAGAAAACTCAACAACCTTTTTAACATCAGCAAAATCTTCTTCATAACTAACCGATTTAGCACCAGCCATAGCTAAAGGAAGAACTTTAGCAGCAGTGCCAATTGCCTGACCTACCAGCTCTCCTTTTTGTGCATTACGGGCATTGATACGGCTTTGAATGCCCTGCACTTTTTTAAGTGTTTTCTCTTGCCTCTCTAGTGCCAGGTTTGCCTGCTTTGTCTTTTTAGCTAGACGTAGCTCTTCTGCACCAAGTGCTTTAACTTTAAGTCCTGCACTATCCATATCTCTACGGAGAGAGCCAAGCTTTTGTGCTTGCTGTCCATACTTAGACGTTAACCGAGTAACAGCTTGCTCTGCCGTTTTAACAGCAGAGCGTTCCCTTTTGAGTGCAGCTTCAGCTCGCTTTTTAGCGCTAGTAAGCTCACCAACTTCTTTTTTTGCAATTCTTACTTGCTTAGAGTTAGCACCATGAGCTTGTGCCATACTAAGCACTGTTTTCTCAGCTTTTCGCAAAGATGCAGTATGTGCTTTTACAGCTTGCGTAGCATCAATTTCAGCCTGCTTTAATGTTTTAGTGCTAACTCTTGCGCCGGCTAACTTCTGCTTAGTCTCTTCAAGCTGATTTGATAAGCCTTTATAGCTCCCAACCATGCGTTGCTTTTGGTTAAGCTCACGCAAACTGCCATTGGTTTTATCAACCGCTGATTTTAACTGGCTGGTACTCTTTTGGGCTGCATTTATAGGCGCACTAAATTGGTTAACTGCAGATAAAACTAACGAGATTTTATTTGCCATATTACTTCTCTTTAATGCCTAATTTAGCGAGTGATAAATGATAACGACGCAACGCATCTACAGTGCGCCATTTCTTAATCTCAGAAGGAGATACATGATACACCAAAGGGATCACGTCAGTGAGTGCTTCGACGTCTACTGGTGAAAGTAGTCCGCCATTTTTGTCAAAAAATCGGTAAGACGCCCTTGTAAGTGATTCCAATCAGGGATACTCATTCGCTCTAATTCAATGGGCGAAAAACCAGTACACGCAGAGCTAATAAACAACGCTCTCTCAAAATCATCATCATAGACATCCATAGCATCCGTTACTCCAACAGTGGGTAACTTTAACTTATAACAAGACTTTTTCTGTCCATCATCACCAATAAAAGGCACCAGTAATATAGGCGCATCATCTTTAAAGGTCACTGTATCAAGCTCTGCTTCAAGATGTTTTTTCTCTTGATCACTTAAATCATCTGCTAACAACTTATCTCGAATTGCTTTTTGTTTTTTTTCTAGTTCATCTTTAAGCAATGTCTTGGATGATTCATTCAGAAACTTTAAAACATGAGCTGTAATTGATGTTAAATCGGGTGTCACCAGAAGCTTGATCTTTTCATCAGAAAGCCCTGTACTCTCTTTTACACACAATCGAGTATAGAAAGCATCGCCGTCAAATTTATTACCAGCTTTCTGGGCATCTTCAACAGCCTCATTCGATAAATTAAGGAGCTCTTTTTGTTTGCCCATCGTAATGGGTTTACTGATAACCGATGCAAATTTGAGAGCGGCCGTGTCAACTGGCCAACATAGTTTGTGTTCTTTAGATTTCATGAATATAGTCCTATAAAAAAGACCCACTGCAGTGAGCTAGTGGGTCAAATAAAAATTAAGATTAAGATAATACTAGATATTAGAAATTACGGCATACCAACATTGCGACGGTGTTTCTCCATAATATCGCCATTACCAAGGTCAAGAATATTGGCTTTGGTATCGATGTCATAACAGGTTTTACCATTCTCGGTTTTCTGATATGCCGAAACAGACTGCTCAAGAGTATGAGCTGGTAAATCACCCATCTTACTAGGAGCCTCTTTAACCGATGTAATTTCACCTGTTAAACTATAATGAACGGCAAAGATTTCACCATCTTCATCTTGATGTGATTCACGAACATCAATCTGAGGAGAATCTCCCGCCGTTAAACCCACAGACGAAAGATGTTCTTTTGTTGCACCATTAAGCTTGTATGATGCAGTCATCTTTTCCAAGCCGACCATGACTTCAGATGGAACAAAAGCGCCTCCTCTGACTTCTTGCATTGTCTTGGTGATATCAGGAGGAGTAAACTCCTCTACCTCTTTTAAGAGTGGCATACCCTGTATCATAACAGTGCGTACAATACGTGTGCGTTGTCCTGGCATTATAAAATCTCCTCTAAGAATGCGGCGACAATTCCTTGATCTTCAATCAAGTGATAAACCATGTGTTCATTTGGTGAGAAGGCTGCATATTTGATCGCAATATGCCATTCACCATTGGTATAAGTTTCCACATTATTTTTAGTGGGATGTAGATACACTTGAGCCCCCATAACAGTCTCATCGGCCTGTAGAGACTTGAGCCAAACATTTAGCCTGCGGATCTTCTGTTCCATGAACGATTTCGTCAGGTTATGCGCCATATCCCCCTGAGAAGTTGCGGCTAATTTGCGAATAATGGCATATTCAAGGCCGACTTGTGAAATAAAGCGCCCCGTAATGCTACGGTTACCAATCAATGAATAACCACCCAATGAAGTACGAGCAAAATAGGAAATGCCGTGTTTATTTAGCAGGTCACCATTAGTCGTATTATCCATGATGTTGTAATCAATAGTACGTGAGGTACCCCCAATCATTACCCCCATACCACCTTTAGCAGGACTCTCCCACTGCGATACTCGAGCAAAACAAGAAAGAGCCTGCGCTGCCGCTGACATATAGACATAGCCTTTTGCTTTTTGGCTATATACAGAGCAGAAGGGATCTACACAATATAAAGCATCGTAACCAGTACCTGCGCCACCGACACTTTTGGAAAATTCAATAGCAGCATTATCGCTAGTATTTGTGCAATCCGCTACAGGGATCGCAAACATGCGTTTGCCTTGAGCAACAAGAGCATCGATAACTTCTTTTTGAGTAAAACCACATGACGCAATATGCGTAGGAATTTCATTACAATCGGCAAGTGCACGAATACCGGTTCTTTGACCTGTTTCAGGAACAATCTTACCGATCACATTATTATTTGTTGTCGTAGCATCTTCACCTTCATCAACAATGATGACGTAAATAACAACTTTAATAAGTTTTTGGATCTCAGAACAAACACGCCATAGAGTACCTCGTTCATCCCCTTTCATATCTAATGATGCAGTATGTGCTGCATTAGATATGCGAATTGGAGAGTTTTTAGGTAATAGTGGGTTTGCATCCGGAGCTGTGCCAACAATACCTAATACTATCTTACCTAGCGGTCCCATAGGTGGCGGAGAGGACTGACGAACAACACCAATACCATTATGTACAAACTGTTCAACCTCGGCCATTAGCTATCTCCTTTTGTTTTTACAGCTTCTGACTTTAGCTGTAGTTTGCCAAGATAAATAAGAGGCTCTGCTTCAACAGGAAGCAATTCCACCTCATCTTTTTTTGCATACCAGACCTTTTTATTTGGGCACTGATATGCGCCTAACACGACATATATTTTGCGTGGATTTTCTTCTTTCTTTTTGGTTGCCATATAGACTCCAGATACAAAAAAACCAGCATTTGCTGGTCGATTGGGTTTAAGTTTGATTATACTGTTGGGTTAATAGGCCAAGGGTTATCTGCCACTATTTTTTCACGTGCTGCTAGTGCTTGAGCTTCCAGCGCACCGGCTTCTGAGTCCTTATCTTGTAGACGCTTAATACGAGCTTCATTCATTAACGGATCACAATACTGTGCGTACAACGTACTGCGCGTACTGTCTGTTTGGTTAAACTCAGCGATATACTTATTCGCTAAGTTTGTTACCCACTTGCCATTCACCCATTCATCAAACTGCGTTTTGGGCTTAATAAGCGTATACTCTTTAGACATGAGCGACTTGTCCTCAAGCTCAGCGCTTTGGTTACAATCGGCTTTTAGATATACCGTGCATTGCGTATAAACAAGCCACTTACCATCGATGAGCTTTACCGTTTGCCCTTTCTCCTGATCATACTCAGGTGGCTGTGTGAATGTATGATTTTGTGGTAAATCGAAGTTAAAATCAGAGATGGTAAGCTCATGGCCATCTTCATCATAGTACTTATCACCAAGCTTAATCTCATACACTTTCCATGCATTATCCTTATGTAGCACCGTCTGCGTTTTCGGATCATACTCTGGTGGGGCTTCTTTTATTGCCCATTCTGGGAGCACACCGTCTATGGTGTCGATAATGAACTGCTCACCATTGGGTGCATAAAAGATTTTCCCGAGATTAGAAGCAACGTTTTCCCATGTGTTTGTGTCTTTATCGTATTTTCCAACATACCCTTCTTTAGGCTCATAGAGGTTGGTAG